AGCTCGCCCTCTGCGTACTACCTGCCTGCCGGCCAGCCTCTCACCCTGTCGACCGGCACGTGCCGGGCCACGTTCCGTTATGGCCAGTTCGGCACGGTCGCTTTCGCTCGGGTGACGCTCGAGAACAACGGCTGCCTCACGGGCACCGGGGTCCAGGTGTACGGGTGGGGTGTCCAGTCACACAAGTGCACGTTCATCAACGCCAACCAGTTCGCCGACTGCGCCATCGCTGACGGGGGAGCGACGGTCCAAGCGACCGTGTCCTCGACGCTGATCGGTGGGGCGTGGAAGGAGTGCTGGTATGCGCCGTCGCCGGGCGGGTGTTGGGCCGACTGGCTCGAACACACCCCCTTCTAACCCTCGATCCCCCTTTCAAGGAGAACAACAGAAGTGACCGTTCTACGCAAGGTGTCCAAAGCCCTAAGCGCCGGCATCGGCGCCGGCATCGCCGCATGGGTGGTAGCGAACCAGGTGGGCGGCGTCTCAACCGAAGAATGGGGCGGCGTCATCGGCGCCGTCCTGTTCACCGCGGTCGTGACCTACTTCGCCCCCAAGAATCAGCAGCCCGCGTGAGGTAACCTCATGGGTTGCCTGCCAAGGCCAAGATGCCCCCGGGTGTGAGCTTGTCGGCTCCCAACCCGGGGGCATCTGCGCGTCTGGAGGAGAGAGCGGGATTCGAACCCGCGGAGGGTGTCATCCCTCACCGACTTAGCAGGTCGGCGCCATCAACCGGACTCGGCCACCTCTCCCACATCCCCGGGTCGCCCGCCGGCAGGGCCTGGGGGCAGACGACCCGGGGAAACCTAGGATTGCCGCAGCACGTCTACAGCGGCCTCGTAGACCTGTTCGGCCTCAGCATCACGCATGACCCGTCTGCTGATCAGGCCACCCAGGGCAGGCCACACGTCCTTCCAGACCTTGACCTCTGAACGGAAGAACAAACGTTCCAGGGTCACGTGATAGGGGCCCCGGATGAATTCGCGGTCGTCGCCTAGACGTTCCCGGTATCGCCGTAGCCAGGTCATGGCTTGGGGGGTGGGGTGATGTCGTAGCGGTGCTGGACAGCCCAGTCGACGACCTGGGTGCGGGACCACATGCGGGTACGGGTGTTGATCGTGGCCACAGGGTCAGGGAACCCTTTGCGGTTGACGAGCTCGTAGGCTCGGGTGCGTGCGATGCCGAGGAGTTCGGCGATGTCCCGGGCACCCAACATCTCATCCATGTCCGTGACTGTAGTCCGTTGCGCACGACCGGACAACCGTCTACCGTGAACGGCATGCGCCAGTTCTTCGAGAAGCCCTACCACGACGGGCCACTATCCGACGGTGTCGTTGCCCATGTTCAGATGGCCAGGAGTGCCCGGACGTGGATCGCCGACGTCGAGGCCTACCTAGTCGAACGAGGACTGACCACCGAACTCGCCCCGACCGTCTGCGACCTCATGGTCGCAGCAGACCAAGGCAAGTTTGAGATCATCGGCGTGCACACCCTCAGCCTCGCCGATGCCGTCGACCTGTTGGCGATCGCACTGAGGGATGAGGAATGAGTTACGGCTGGGCCAAAGACGCCGACACACACGCACAACAGTACGGCCGAACGAAACAGGTACGCGACGCGACCGGTCTGGTCGTGGGGAAGGTGAGTCTCACCAAGGACGCTGAAGCCATCATCTGCAGAACCGTCGGCTGGTCGTTGCGTCCGGTCGTGACCTGGAACGGCGAGTACCTACTCGAATTCCACCTGGTGGCTGAGCCTGCCGGTCCTAGTCCGTCAGCAGTACGCGACGTTCCCGAAGAAGGTTAGATAACCGTCTGACCAGCCCAAACGCACCTATGGGCAAGGGCCTGCAAAGCCCTGTACACCGGTTCGATTCCGGTCGCCGCCTCCACCCCCTGACCTGCGCTAACGCGTCGGCCGGGGGTGTTTCCGCGTTTGGGGCTACCCACGGGTTCTGTCGTCAAGTACCGTGTGCGTACATGGTTGACAGTACGGAAACAGTACGCGACACCTGTAAGACCTGCAACGGACATGGTGGTGGTTACGTCCGTGTCAATGCTGAAGACTGGGAATGGGAACTCTGTCCCGACTGCGGTGGTGCCGGCTACATCATCCGGCACGAGGTCTACATCTTGGAGGTCGGCGCCTACGATTCGGCTGGCATCGAGGGTGTGTACTCCACCTTGGAGAAGGCTCAGGCCGCGTGGCCTAAGGGAACCTGGACCCAGACCAGGGACGACTACTGGCACAACGGTCTCGACTGGAACGACGCTGGCATCGTCACGCGCTACATACTCGACGATGCCGGTTGAGCGGACGCGGTACGGGACGTGGCGGGCCCGGTGGACGGATCCGTGGGGCCGGCAAGTCTCCAAAACCCACAAGACCAAGACCCAAGCAAACGCCTACTACCAGCGGATGTTGGGCGACATGGCCCGCGGCGACTACATCGATCCCCGGTTGGGTCGCATCACCCTCGAGCGGTGGGCGGACGAGTGGCTGGCCGGCGCCCGCAACCTCTCGAGGGGCGGCCTCGACACCTACCGGCGTGACCTGGACCGGCACATTCTGCCGGTGTTGGGGAAGGTACCGGTCGGGCGGCTTTCCGGGGCCGACATCGACCGGTACCTGTCCACCGTGGGGCTGGGGCTAGCCCCGTCCACGGTACACCGCCACTACCGGACCCTGCACCGCATGCTCGCCGTCGCCGTCCGCCGAGGCATCATCCCCCGCAACCCCGCCGAACACATCGAACCCCCTAGGGTCCCCAAAACCGAACGCACCGCCCTCACCATCGCCCAGGTCGACGACCTCGCCGACACCATCAGCCCGAGGTATCGAGCCTGGGTTCTCACGATGGCGTACGGGGGCCTGCGCTGGTCTGAGGCCGTTGGGTTGCGGCGGGCCCGGGTAGATGTGCCTACCGTGCGAGTGACGGAACAGCTGATCCACCGCGGGCGCGGCGAATGGGAACGCAACCAGCCCAAGACCGGCAAGGTCCGCGTCGTCACCCTCCCTGGGTTCGCTGCCGACGAGCTCGCCACCCACCTCGAGCGCTACTCGCAGCTGGGCCCGGACGGGCTGGTGTTCCCGACCGGCCGCGGAACCCCCATCCAGTCGCCCAGCTTCACGGCGAACGTGTTCAAGCGGGCGCTACGCAAAGCCGGGCTGCCGGACATCCGGATCCACGATCTGCGCCACACCGCGGTGTCGTTGGCGATCGATGCCGGCGCCAACATCAAGGTCTCCCAAGCCCGTGCCGGACATGCCTCCGCCAGCCTCCACCTCGACACCTACGGCCACCGTTACGAGGCTGCTGATGTGGCTGTGGCGGAGCGGCTGGATGTTCTGCGGGCGGAATCCCAACGCCGACGGCTACGGGCCGTCTAACCTGTTCTCGTCGGTCGTTAAGTCCGCCGGTAAGGCCGAGGGACACTCTTAGAGCGGGACATCGAAAGCCTCGGTACCGACTGGAGGCCCCGGATTCCGGGCCGCGTGAGACCCTCGGCTTGGGGCGCCCTTGCCGGGGGTCTCTGCGCGTAAACGCTCAAGGCCGTTTGAGGAAACGCCCCCCGAAATGTAGGTCTAGGCAGTGTTCGTTACCTCACGTATGGTGAGCGACGGCGGACCGGTTCCAACGACGTGACCGGGACAGGAGGAAGCACCCACCATGCACGACCCCAACGTTTTGTACGCGGCGGCACTACTCGGCAGCCTCTACGGGCAAGCCGGAATCGCAGCCCAACGCCTCCTAGCCAACGGCCAACCCGGTGCGGCCACCGCTACCGAGATGGCGCACGGGATGCTAGGGGAGGCCCTCACCCGCTTGGGTGTTCCGTTGCCGGGCGATGCGCAGGACGTGCAGGAGCGCCCGCTTGTCCTCGGGGTGCAGCCCGGGGTCGGCTCGGATGGCGACCTCCGGCGAAACCGTCGCCTGCGGTCCACCGGGTGAATAGCCGGCCAGGTCGAGCAGCCACCCGCGGGGCTCGACCGCCAGTTCGTCCTCGACACGTTCCACGTTCTCGCGGCCGGGGGTGATGCCGCCGGTGAACCACGAGTTCACGGCCTGGGCGGAGACTCCGAGGCGGCGTGCGAGTTCGCGTTGGCTCATGCCCCGCTCGGCGAGCAGGGCGCGTAGGGCATCAGCAAAGGTGCCCATCGGGTGGCGTGGTCCTTCCATCACAATGCCGACACTGGTTGGCGCCAGCGCACACTAGTTGACACGGGTGACCATGCGGTAACCGGACACAAATGTCAAGGGTGACATCCAGTGTCGGTTGACGTGCAACCATGTCTGGTCGTACAGTCGCCCCCATGACCGACACCGCCACTACGGCGAACGCACGCCGGTACCGCAAGAAGCCCGTCGTTATCGAGGCCGTCCAGCTGCGCTGGTCGACGTGGAGCGAGGTGTGCGACTTCCTCGGCGAGATCGTCAGTCCGGCCAACCCGGCACGGGAGATCTCCGTCGAGGAGGTGTCCGACACCTGCGGCGAGCAGGGACCCCTCTACATCGCTCTCACGATCCCCACCCTGGAGGGTGATCACATCGCTCTGCACGGCGACTGGATCATCAAGGGCGTCAAGGGCGTCAAGGGCGAGTTCTACCCGTGCAAGCCCGACATCTTCGAGGCCACCTACGAGGCGGTGGACTCATGACCGCCACATCCGAACCCGAACTGCTTCGGGTCCGACAGGTCGCCGAACGCTACGGGCTCACCGAACGCCACGTCCGCCAGCTTGTCGCCGACCGGACCATCCCCTACTACAAGCCCGGCAAGATCGTCCTCATCCCCAGGGCCGAGTTCGAAGCCTGGCTGGGGGAGCAGCGGATCGAGGCCATCTGATGGGGCACGGCATGGTCGCCCTGTTCGCCGACGCCGGCATCGACCTTTGGCACACAGGCCAACTCACCAAAGGGCTCGAGCTTCTGGCTGCCCGCCTTGACATGGCGGGTGCCGGTGACCTGCTCGTGCAGATGATGGGTGTCGAGTGGACCGGCACGAAGCAGGATCCGAAACCGGTCCCGACCCCGAAGCCGCAGCCGCCTAAACCCCCGCAGCAACCCAAGGGGCGGTAGTGATTCGTGTTCTGTCCCGGTCGGGTGAGGTCACTGCACCCCCCGCTGTCGGCCCCCGGCCGGGGCAACCAACAACGACTGGGAACCATCAGTACCAGCGGATGTCCTCCGGGCTGGCTGAACAGGCCCTATCGAGGGAGACCGGGGACCAACCGGTCACAGGGTCCATAGCGACTGCTACTCGCATGGAGGACAAACCTGTGACCGGCCCCACTCCCGATGTTCTCCTCCTGGTGTCAGAGGCGTTCCGCCCCGTTTCTGGCACCGGTCGCGTGGCCCGGGTCTCTTCCCTTCAGCCGGGCCCGGGCCACGCACACCCCCGATAACAGGAAGACGCCCCACCCCCCGTGGCGAAGCGGGACAGGGGCAGGGCGTCTCTAACCGACAAGGAGCGTACCGCATGCCTCACTACCAGGTGCAGGTGGAACAGACCATCGAGGCGACAGTCGAGGTCGAAGCCGATACCCCGTACGAGGCCGAGGTCCTCGCTGAGACGAGAGCGGAGGCCGGCGATTACGACGAGTGGTGGGAACAGCTGGCTGTCGACGCCAACTACTCAACGTTCGGCGCCGTTGAGATCGTGTGGTCCGATTGATGGGCCGCGTCATCCAAGCAACGTTGGGCAGGGTCGGCCACTACCGCATCACCCGCCTCCACCCCAACATCAGTGCGACCGAAGCAGCCGAATGCGAATGCGGCGCCACCTGGCGCCACACCATCGACGATCCGGTTTACGACGGGTTCTGTGACTGGGTGCTCCGCCACCCCAAGCCGACCGTCGTACGAGCCTGGATCCAATGCACCGGCACCTCAGGGCTGATCCGGGCAGAGGGCGTCGACGGTAATGGGGTGGGTTGGTGCCCGAAGTGTGAGCGCTACCGGCCCACCTCCGCGAAGGAGGGCTACGAGGGTTGGTACGAGTTCGACCCCCACCCCGTCTTCGTGGCGGTGAAGCCATGAGCGCCGGACTTAGTTCTACTGATCTAGCGGAGCTCGGCGAGTTCATCAACGCCCTCGACACTGCATCGAACAAGACCGGCTTCTACATCGACATGACGGGCGTGGAGATCTGCACCGTAGACAACGACTCCGTCGGGATCCTGACGTGGGACAACGACGCGGAGCACTACAACATCAAGGTCCAGCCGTGAGCTTGTCGACCTGGCAGACGTGGGGGCTCATCTGGATCCTCGCCAGCGTCCTCATCGCCATCGGCTGGGCGCTCTCCGGGTTCGGTACCCCCGACGACCACGAAATCGGCGGCGACCGTTGGCCCCGCATCGACTGTCCCGACGAGATCGAACCATGAGCAGCCGCATCATCTACTACCGCTCCAAGGACAACGGTCCGTGGGAGCCGATCGATGTGGGGTCCCGCTCAGTTGTTGGCTGGAACATGGATCAATTGCTCCCGGGTGAGATCTACGACGACGGCTACGGCAACCGCTATAGGTACGAACGGTTCGACGAGGTCGAACGATGACCGACCCCGCATTCACCGTCGCGGTCGTTGCCCTCATCCTCGCCACCGTCGCCTTCGTCGGCTTCGTCGCACTCCTTATCTCCATCGTCCGTGGCCCCGACCCGGAACCGCCCCCGTGGGTCAACGACGGGCCCTGTCGGCCACGTCCCCGCAAGGGCGACTGGCGCGAACGGTGCAACACATGACCGCGCCCCTCACTCCGGAGGCGTGGGATGGGGAAGCCGCGGCGCTCGTGGTTGCACTCGCTGGCATAGAGGAACCCGTCGCATGGCATCACTCCGGCCGACGCTACTGCGTGATTTGTGACGAGGAGTCCCGGACACAACTGGGTCAGGTCCCTCACAATTCCGACTGCCTGTGGAGACATGCGCAGTGGCTCATGGACGAGGCACGACGATGAGCCGGCTCCATTTGTTGGGTTGGCGTGCCCGCCTGCGGTGGCTCCGACCGTGGTTCGCCGTAGCCGTCGGACACACCCGAGGAGACCAGCCGTGAGCGAAACACGCTGGTGCTACATCGACGGTTGCCCCAACGAGGCCACGCTCATCGTCGAGTCATACCCCGACGACATCACCCTCTGCGACGACCACCTCGACTGCCGCGGAGAGATCTCACCCCTAGACGCCGACTGGGATGAGGAGACGACGCCATGACGCTCGTCTGGCTTCTTGTCGGTCTCTCTCTCGGCCTAGCCGCGGGCGCCAACATCGCCTATCGGATCATGCTGCGCCGCTACGACATCCACGGCTACCTCAAAGCCGCCGACGTCGTCCCGGTCCAGCCCGTCGTAGACCACATCACCGCCGAACACTCCCTCGTCGAGATCTACGACGAGGCGACACATCACCGCCAGCGACATGAGGTCTGGCGCGAGAACGCCACCGACCTGACCCGGGACCTCATCGCTGCCCGCCGCGAGCTCGCCCGCCTCCAACGTGGCAACGGGCCCGTGCCCGTCTACGGCATCCACCGGCACGCGTCATGACCGCCCACTTTTTGGTGGGCGATGTCCGCGACCGCATGGCCCAACTCGAGGACGGGAGCTTCGACTTCATCCTCTGCAGCCCGCCGTTCCTCGCGCTCCGCTCCTACCTCCCCGAAGACCACCCAGACAAAGCCAAGGAGATCGGCAGTGAGGCCACCCCCGCCGAGTTCATCGACACCCTCCTCGACCTCACCGCCGAATGGGGCAGGCTGCTCGCACCGCACGGCTCCATCGCCATCGAGCTGGGCGACACCTACGCCGGGTCAGGTGGCGCAGGCGGCGACTACGACCCCGACGGCCTACGGGACGGGCAGGCCCGGTTCGATGGGAGCGGCAAGACTGGGCGACTCGCCACCTACACCGACAGCCGCGGCAACCCCGCGGGGATGCGCGACCAGACCTTCCAGGGCGCCAACACCCGCACCGGCGGCGGCCGTGGTTGGCCGTTGGACAAGTCGCTCGCCTCTATCCCGCAGCTGTACCAGGTGGCGCTCGCCTACGGCATCAACCCGTTGACCGGCCGCGAGTCGCCGGCGGGTCGGTGGCGTGTCCGGAACCTGAAACCGTGGATCCGGTCGAATCCGCCAGTGGGGGCGTTGGGGGACAAGGAACGGCCAGCGACGTCGTACGTGGTGGTGGCGACGAGGGCGCGGGATCGGTGGTTTGACCTCGACGCCGTCCGCACCCCCTACGCGCCGAGCACCCTCGCTACTCATGGCGGCATCGGCACCGTTAATCACAGCAGCCAGGGTCCAAAGTTCAAGAAAACCCGGGGCATCGAACAAGGGATCTTGACCCACCCGGCGGGGGCGCCGCCGCGGGACTGGTGGCACCACGTCGACGCCATCCTCGACACCGAACTCGCCGCACGCGCCAGCTCAGCTGGTCCTGTCTCGTTCTCCATGAAGGGGCGCAAGCACACTGGGGCAGACAATCCGAGCTCGGGGTGGGCTGCGGACGCAAGCGAACGATACGACGGGGAACGCCCCGGTGCGCAGGGTGTGCATCTCCGCCGCGCCCTCGAACGCGCCGGCATCCTCCAGACCCAAGAAGCCCTCGACGTCTCCCCCCGCGGCTACACGGGCGCCCACTACGCAGTTTGGCCGATGGAGCTGGTCAAGCTGCTCATAAATGAGATGTGCCCACGGTTCGTTTGTCCACGTTGTGGCCCTATCCGTGCACTAGAATCAGTCGATGAAGCCACGTCATTGCGAGACATGCGGAAGTCCGATCATGTCCCGGTCGGCAAGCAAAGCAACCGCAGCGAAGCGCCGGTTCTGTTCGAGAGCGTGTGCCACGAAAGCCAGGTGGGCAGCCAGACGAGCAGAGATGGCAGCTCGGGGTTACCGACGGGAGAGCCGTCAGTACGGCTACGTAGTGGTTCACCTACCAGATCACCCGATGGCAGCCAAGTCGGGCTCGCTATTCGAACATCGTCTGCTGATGGCGGAACATCTGGGGCGGATGTTGACCGCCGACGAAGTCGTCCATCACAAGAACGGGATTCGGGACGACAACCGAATCGAGAACCTCGAACTGATGACGCGGCAGGACCACCTCAAAGTGCCGAGCCAGAAGTGGAAACCGAAGCCCTGCCCGCACTGCGGCGAGATGGTCTTAGCGACAAGCCGTGTCCTACTTGTGGAGCCGATCTCCGCCGAGGACGAGTCTTAGATCCCTTCGTCGGCTCCGGCACCACCCTCGCCGTCGCCACCGGCATGGGCCGCGACGCCACCGGCATCGACATCGACGAACGCAACGCCCTGCTTGCCCGCGAACGGGTCGGCATGTTCCTCGAGGTCGTCCCACCAGGGTGGGAGGTGCCCGCGTGATCATCACCGTCGGCTCCATGTTCTCCGGTATCGGTGGCCTCGACATCGGACTCGAGCGTGCCGGGATGCGGGTCGTGTGGCAGTCCGAGCTCGACCCGTACTGCTGCCGGATCCTCGCCAGGCACTGGCCGCACGTCCCCAACCTCGGTGACGTCACCACCATCGATTGGGCGGAGGTGCCCCGTGTCGATCTCATCTGCGGCGGATACCCCTGCCAACCGTTCTCCCAAGCCGGCCGACGGCTCGGCGACCGCGACCCCCGACACCTCTGGCCCTTCATGTCCGACGCCATTCGCGTTCTACGACCCCGATGGGCGCTCCTGGAAAACGTCGCAGGGCACCTTGCCCTGGGGTTCGGGCGAGTACTTGGAGACCTGGCCGAGATCGGGTACGACGCGGAGTGGGACTGCATACCGGCTGCCGCCGTCGGCGCCCCTCACCGCCGTGACCGCGTCTTCGTTGTGGCCCACCCCCACGGTCGTGGACATGGGGGAACGGAAGACGCTCGACGAGTGGGACGACTGGACGGAGGAGATGCAGGACAGGCACGGGAACGGGAACGGGCACGGCCGGTCCCTGTCGATCGAGGCACGGCGCAGCATGTGGCCGACACCGACGTCGATGGACTCCAAAGGCAGCCGGGGCCACCGCCTGGACGGAACGAAGTACACGCCCACCTCGGGACTCACGCTGACCGACGCCGTGCAGATGTGGGCGACGCCGATCGCCCGGGACTCACGCACGTTCAAGGGCGCCCGCCGCTCCCCGAATTCGCAGGGTTCCGAGCCCCTGGTCGTGCAGGTTGGTGGGACGTTGAACCCGACGTGGGTCGAGTGGCTCATGGGATTCCCCACCGGGTGGACCGACTCCGAGCCCTCGGCAACGCCGTAGTCCCCCAAGTCGCCGAACACATCGGCCACCTCATCGTGGAGGCATCGGCGTGACTCGTGGTTCGTTGCTCGACCGGGCGTTCGCCTGGCTACTCATCCGATGGAGAACACGACAATGACCGACCCCAACACCCCCGCACCCGGATCCCTCGTTGAGGCGATGAGACAACGCGGGGCGATCCGACCAGACCCCACCGTCCCCGTACCCGGGCCGGACACACCCACATGGACCATCGACGACGACGGCGACTTGGTCTACGACCCCAAAGCGAGACCGGATGGCGACTACGACTCATATATCTGTCGAGGAGCGGATCCCGTCGGCGTCTGTATAACGCTCGCCGGTCACGCTGCTCTGGTGGCGGATATCCGTGCCGCCCGCGCCCACGAGCACTGCGGCCCAGCCGGCGACACCCTCCAACAGGCACTCGAACTCGCCACCGAGTTCCGGGCCAGTACCAGAGCAGGACGGGCCAACAACCAGGCAATCACGGCGCTGCTCGACCTTCTGACGGATGGAGACACCGATGGCTGACGACCAGCCACGAGATGTGATGGCCGAACGCTTTGATCGGATGCCCGGGCTGCTACGCGGATACGACGTCGCAGACGCATTCATCACCGCGCTCGCCGACGCCGGGTTCGTGATCGTGCCAGAAGCCGAACTCGAACGCAGCTTCCTCGCAGGCATGTACCAGATCGACCCCTGCCGTGAACCGGATGGGGGCACCGATGGCTGACGACCACGACGCCCTACTCGCCCGCGCCGACGGGCTTATGCCACAAGCAGCGTCAGACATCATCACGCATCTGGCGCGGGAGCTGCGTGAATCCCAGGCCGACTACCTGGCCGCCCTCGACGTCATCGCCCGCCTCACCACCGGCTGGGACGCCCGCTGCCTCGAGGACGACATACCCCACGGCCACGTCTGGGTCCGAGAGCCCATCCTCGTCGACGAGACCGACGACATCGGCCCCGACGAGATGTCGGATCGTGAGTGGCGGGTCTTCTGCGAAGCCGCACAACGAGCCACCAGGAACACCACATGAGGTGGTCCGTGGCGCCGCTCGTCAACTACGGCCGGGCAAATGAGATGTCCATAACCCGCATCGGCGCGTTGACAGGCCTGTCCGGGTCGAACTGGGTCCTGGCTCGGGACCGCGGGCTCACCGACCGTCAGGCTGACCTCGCCGCGGTCCGCCTCGGCCTGCACCCCGCAGAGCTATGGCCCGATTGGTTTGACGCCGGACTCTCCGTGCTCGACAGCGACTACCTGCAGGGCGGATGGCGCCAGGCATGGCTGTGGAAGGAACGTGCGGCATGACTGACCGCGACGACTGGCTGGCATGGCGCCGCGGTGGCCTCGGGGCATCCGACATCGCTGCCCTCATGGGCATCTCCCCGTGGGCGTCTCCGTGGTCCGTGTGGGCCGACAAGTGCGGCCTGCTGCCCCCAGAGCCCGAGAACGAGTACATGGCCGCCGGCCGCTGGCTGGAGCGTGCTATCGGCCCCTGGTTCGAGGACGTGACCGGCCTCGCGGTGGCCGGTGAGCAGATGTGGTGCACCCACAAGCAGAACGACTGGGCCCGCTGCACCCCCGATGGGTTCGTGTTCGACGTACCTCCTGGCGCCTTGCTCAGTCAAGGGGCTGATGCGGTCGCCATGGACATCGCCCACGGGCCATTCGAGGTCAAGGTGCTCGGCTTCGGTAAGCGCTGGGACCCCATCCCGCCCTACTACCAGGCGCAGGGTCAGTGGCAGATGTACGTCACCGACATGCCTAAGTGCTTCTTTGCCGTGCTGCATGGCAGGCGCCTGGAGGTCTATGAGCTCGACCGGGACCCCGCCGACATTGAGTTCATGGTCGAGCGCGCCGAGTGCTTCTGGCGTGACCACGTCCTAGCCGGTGTCCCCCCGGCCACCGATGCCAGCGACGCCACCACCCGGGCCATCGCTGCGGTCTACGCCGAGAGCACGCCTGACTCGGTTGAGATTCAGTCCGGGTTCGTCGAGGCGTGGCGCATCGCCTACGGCAGTCGTCGGGCCGCCCAGGAGAGCGAGAAGTACGCCGCCAACAAGCTGCGTGCGCTGCTCAGGGACCACGAGGAAGGAACCGTGGGCGGCCGCCGGGTCATCTCGCTGCGCAGCCAGACGACATCCCGCACCTGTCACGCCTGCGGCCACAAGACCGAGTCCGACCCGTTCCGAGTCCTTCGCTATCACGCCCCCAAGGAGAGCCGATGACCGTCCGTGAAGCCGCTACGGAAGCCGACAAGGCCGCGCTGGATGTGGCTGCCAAACCCACGCTGGCGCAGGTGGCACAACAGACCATCGACCACCAGGCCGCAATGCTCGACGCCATCCTGCCGGCCCGCGTCGACCGCCGGCGCTTCGCCCAGATGACCATCCAGGCCGTGCGGCAGGCTCCCGACCTTGCCCGGTGCTTTGCCACCAAGGACGGTGCTGGCAGCTTCCTTCTCGCCGTGGGGCAAGCAGCCATGGTGGGACTCGAGCCCAACACCCCCACGCAGGAGTGCTGGATCCTCCCCCGCAAGCGCGGCAGCGTCCAGGAGGCACAGCTGATCATCGGCTACCGGGGCATCTCCAAGCTCGCCCGGCGCTCCGGGAACATCAAGGGCACACCGGTTGCCGAGGTCGTCCGCGTGGGCGACGAGTTCGACTACGGCTACGGCGACGACGGACCATGGCTCACTTGGAAGCCTGCCAAGGACCGCGGCGACATGACCCATGCCTTCGCCATCGCCTGGTTCCGTGACGGAGGTAGGGCACAGATCGTGCTCGACCGATCCCAGGTGGAGACACGGCGTGCTGCCTCGGACAGCTTCCGGGCACAGAACAACCGTTACTCACCCTGGGTCCGATGGCCCGAGGCCATGTGGCGCAAGTCCGCCATCAGGGCCCTGGCGCCGTTCCTGGACCTGTCACCCGAAGCGGACGCGGTCCTATCTCGGGACGAGGCCGCGGTGCGATTCGACCCCGAGACCGGCGTCATCGACGTGGACGAGAGCTACGGCGAACTCGGTGCCGGTGAGGACGAGGCACCCGACGTGGACGGCAACGGCGAACTCCCGCTGGAAGGCGGCGACGGGTGAGCACGGCGCACGATCCCGAGTTGGGGCGTGACCGTGCGACCGTGCTCGCCCTCGGGCATGCCCTCATCCACCTTGATCCCCGGCCGTCGGGCTGGCATGCCGAATGCGAGTGCGGCGAGGTGTTCCGGGGCGTCCGTGAGTACGTCGTGCTGGATTGCTGGCACGCCCATCTGGACGAGGAACGGGAGAGCCGTGGGGTCGGGTCGACCTCGCCTCCGCAAGAGGACTGACCATGTGGACCGCACTCCTCAACCGAGAGGTGATCAACCTGGAGTCGATGTCGGCATCGGACAAGCTCACCCTCAGAGCCGAAGCTCCACCATTCGTGTGCCGTGGCTGCAAAGGCCCCGTACATACCAGACACGTCCCCGACGGCGACGATGATGACCCCTTCCTCGTCTTCGCTCACAACCCTGGAGCAGCTGCCCTCTGCCGAGAATTCGGCTATCACACCGACGAGTCCGACGAACACCACCGACTCAAATCCGCGCTCGCCACCTCGGCACGCTCGGCCGGATGGTCCGTCGACCTCGAGGTCCCCGGAGACGGATGCAAAGCGGATGTCGTTGTCACGCGAGGCGAACGGACCAGAGTCCTGGAAGCCCAACTATCCGCCCTATCCATCCCGGACGCCATTGAACGGACCAAGCGCTACACCCGCGCATTCGGCGATCCGCTCTGGACACATACCCGCAGGCGCGATTGGTCCAAGCAGGTTCCCAGCATCCAGATAGACAGCGCCGACGGGCCTGCCCCCACTGTCATCGGAGGCGTGATGGTCGACCAGGCAGGCCGCAACCACGCCCCCGCGGCACCACTCACCAGGGTCGTCCCCCGCATCCTCAACGGCAGCTTGAAGTACATCTCCGACGCCGCCGAACAGTTCGGCTTCTACATCGACCTAGCGCAAGCATCGTCCACTCGACCACAGACCCCCCAACCAGAACCCGCACCGCGAGGCGCATACGTCAAGGACACGTGCGAGCGCACTCCCGTAGCCGGCGTCGCATCATCCGACCTCGACATCACGAGCCGTGTCATCTGTGACTGGTGCGGACTCCCCACAGCACGCCTGAAACCCAACGGCCAACCCCGACATCTCTGGTGCGAACAGACCGACAGAGGTATCTGGAATCGCATCCAGCGCCCCGCTCAGGCAGAGGGGAAGGTGTTCGGCTAGATGGCCCGGATCCGCACCATCAAGCCATCGTTCTTCTCATCCCTAAGCATCACCGCGCTACCCAAAACCACACGCCTCACCTTCATCGGGCTCTGGTGCTACGTCGACGATTCCGGGCGCGCCGTCGACGATTCGAGGCTAGTCAAAGCGGAAATCTGGCCTCTTGACGACGACGTCAGCGCGAAAAAGGTCGACGCCGACCTCCAGCGGCTCGCTGACGCCGGTCTCATCGAACGCTACGAAGCCGGTGGCCGGCGCTATCTGCGGGTGGTCGGGTGGTCGGAACATCAGAGAATCAACAGGCCACAGCCATCGCGCCTCCCTGCTCCGTCACTGAACGGGCACGGCGTTAGCACTGATGACTCAGTGAACGTTCACGGAACCCGCACTGAGGACTCACCCCCGGAAGGGAATAAGGAAGGGAAGGGAAAGGAACCCCCCTTACAAACACCCGTAACTCACGAGGAGCCTGTGGACAACCCGCAGCAGGAACTCATCGATCAGGCCGTAGCGATGGCCGCGCGCCGCTACGGCGAGCAACAAGTCGCCAACGGCAAGGGCACCAGCGCGACCGGTCTGGCGAGCTGGTGGCTCCAGGAGAACTCCACCGGGGCGAAGGCCCGGGCAACAAACCTGCTCACCGAGTACGACCTCGGGGCGACCACGCTCGCCGACGCCCTGCTTCAGCCCAACCCCCCATGGCTCCGCAACTACCGCCGAAGGGCGACAACGTGACCCACCCCTCCAAACGCAAGGGCGACAAGTACGAGCTCGAGGCCGCACGCCTACTCACCGACCACACCGGCTGGCCTGTGCGCCGCAAGCTCGGCGCTGGCCGAACCGACGATTCCGGCGACCTCGACGGCCTACCCGACACCTGCGTCCAGGTGAAGGCGTACCGGGATGTTCAGCGTGCCGTCCGTGAGGTCCTCGACGAGCTCCCCGGCCAACAGAGCAATTTGGGGTGCGCGTTCGGGTTCGGGATGGTGCGCCGCCCCGGCGGCCGCTGGTTCGCCGTCATGTCGGTGGAGCAGGTGTGTTGCCTGCTCCGCGAAGCCACCACCGAGACCGTCAGATGAAGCACCTACTGGCAGCAGTCATCTTCATGGCGCTGGGCATCAGCCTCAACGCCTGGGCTGTAGCGACACCCGGCACCCAACCAGTCCAGCTACTCGCTATCCCCTGCGGAGTCCTATCCGGTTACCACGCAGGCAAGTTCCTGATCACAAGATGGGAGAAGCGTCATGGCAGAGATCGGCAAACCGCAGAGGATCATCCAGATCCCCAAGCCATCGGAACAGCCCTCTCCAACGGAGGCACCTTCAACATCACCTTCGACCCCAGCACCAACACCTTCGCCAGCGTGAACTCGCCCATCGGTCTCGAGGCGGCTCGACTGGCATCAGAGCTCGATGTTGTCCATGAAGAGATGCCGATTCTCGCCCACCGAGCCGCCCGACTCAGCCACGCCCGCGGTGGCATGACCTTCGCCGCACTAAACCGGAAGGCAGGCGACAAACCAGTCACCTTCACCGCAGACGAAGACGCCACCTGCCGATGCGGGTTCGACGACCCAGTAGGCCTCTCGTACCTGTCACTCAGCACAACGGTGGCAAACCTTATGGCGGGAGGATCTCGGCACTCCGTAGTCCCAGCAGTCAACGGCCGATGCGGCTGGTACGCCGTCCCCTCCGACGTAGACGCATGGCACGAACCCAACACCATCGACCTCCTCGTCGAACTCTCAGGCCGAGTCATCGAACACGAAAAGGGCTACAGGGCAGAACACCAACGAGTCGTCGAAATCCGCCTCCCCGGCTGCTGGCTCTGCGGCCAACCATCCACACACGCCCTGTTCGACACCGACGAATGTCGACGGTTTGCCTGCGAATATCACCTCGCCCCCGGACTCGTTGCCGTCTGTGCCGGCGACATTCAACGAGTGCTCAACGTCCCGGTCGTGGCACAGCCATGAAGCGTGATCTGTTGCCCCTCGTCACCCTCGACGGCCTCCAAGCCGCCTACCGCATCGCCCTCCCCTGCGACTGCGGCCGACCCCGCTGCAACCTCGGCGACCACCTCTGGCAATCCACCCGCGACATGGGCCCCGGACCCCGCGCCACCAACACCGACCCCCGCTCCCGCTCCTGGCCCACCGACAACGACGACCCAGAACCCGACGACACCACCGACGGCCTCCACATCCAATACCGACAACTCCTCGCCATCTACCAAGCAGCAGCCCGCAACCTCTCCCGGTTCGTCGACAGCTACCGCCCAGACCGCTGGGTCCCCCTACCCGAACCCGTCACCGACGAAGACTGGTGCCGCAACCACCTCGCCGCCGGCATCTGCGAACCCCGAGACCGAGGCGACCTCTGCCGCTGGTGCTACGACATCGGCCGCGCACACGGCACCGCCCCCGACCCCATCCTCATCCGAGCCCGCCACCAAGGCCAACGCATCACCGACACCGTCATCGACGACTTCCTCGCCCGCATCAAAACCGCCCGACGCACCAAGAGAGCAAGAGCATCATGAACCTGACTGTCCAGATCGACCACATCGAAGCACTCAACCTCGCCCCCGACGACATCCTGGTAGTCACCGTCCCCGCCATGACCGCGGGTGATCAGATCGCTGCGGTCAAGGAGAAGTTCTCCAGCATGTTCCCGAATCATCAGGTGCTCGTGAAGCCCGGCAGTATGAGCCTTGACATCTTCCGTGACGGCAACCTTGTGGCATGAGTGACCTACAGAAGGAAGCCAACCGGTGTGCAGACGAGCTACTGGAACGCCTCGCCCGATACCCAGCCGAGTTCCGGATCGAAGTGTTCGGTACCCCACCCACGTTGAGGGTCGAGCTGTCCATCGGAGCAGCCCACCATCTGCTCGGTCTCATCGATGCGCAGTGACGGTACTTGCACATCACCTACCTGCACGTATACCGTCTCGCAGTACAACACGGCTCATGGTCCACCAGTCCGCCCCACCACAGGGCGGACTGCGTCATATCCGGGCCCATGCTCGAGGGGATGCTGATGCCCCGGCGCCCCTGCCTCGGGTGCGGTACCCCCACCACCCGCCCCCGCTGCCCCACCTGCCACACCCAACACTTACGCCAGCGTGACCTGCGGCGTGGCAGCAGGCAGCAGCGTGGCTATGACGCCTGGTACGACCAGGCACGAGCAGCCCTCCACCTCGAGCTCCACCCTCCCTGCCACTGGGGTTGCGGACGGGTAGCCACCACCGCAGACCACGACCCACCCATGGCCACTGCTGGTGTGCACTACCGCCTGGTCCCTGCCTGCACCACATGCAACTACTCGCACAGGTCAGCGAGACAGAGCGAGTGATCCGGTTATCCACAGCCCTGTTGTCCACAGGTAATCCCCAGGTTGTGCACAGAGTTATCCCCTAGAGGGAGGGGGGACTGTGGACAACGGGATGCCGGCGCCATGACAGGACCCACGTCCTAGCTGCGCGAATAGGTATAACCGTGGTTTATCCACAGGGGCCGGTTATCCACAAGGGCACACGAACGCCGATTTGGGAAATCCACAGGCAGGTTGTCCACAGGCAATCCACAAGGCAGGTGATCTGGATGGCAGTCGTGATCCAAGACACCCGCCGGCTCGGCAACGCATCGAAGCGCCTCCAGGACACGTCACCGGGCCCGTGGATCGCCTGGCGGACCAGATCGAGGGCTGCACGGGCGATCCGGTTCATCGAGACCTACTGCATCCCCCCGAAGGGCTACGGGGCAGGTAAGCGGCTCCGTTTGGCCCAGTTCCAGAAGGAATGGCTGGAAGAGGCGTACGCGGACGCCGTGAATTCGGCTGGGATGCTGGTGCCCCGCGGGAACGGCAAGTCGACGTTCCTGGGGGCGGTGGCGACCCATGCGACGTTCGACCCGGACGAGTCGGGTGCGCCGCAGGTGCCGATTGTGGCGACGACGTTGCAGCAGGCCAACCGGGCTACCTATGGGGTGGCGTTGGCGATGATCAACACGATGCCCGAGTTGCAGTCGCGGTCGGTGATCTATTCGGGTGTCGGGTACATGAAGGTGTCGGTGCCGTTCACGGGCGGTGAGATGTTCCCGATCTCGAACGACCCGGATGGCCTGCAGGGCTTGGACCCGAGTTTGGCGGTGTGTGACGAGCTGGGGTTCATGCCGATCGAGTCGTGGGATTCGCTGCTGCTCGCTTCTGGTAAGCGGCCCAGGTCGTTGGTGGTCGGGATCGGTACCCCCGGGTTTGACCGGGATAACGCTCTGTGGCATCTGCGTCATCAGGTTCGGGAGGGGTCGGTGCTGCCGGGGTTCCGGTTCACGGAGTTCTCGGCCCCTGAGGGTTGCGACATCCGTGACGAGGATGAGTGGCGTGCTGCCAATCCGGCGCTCGGTGAGGGGTACATGAACCTGGATGCGTTGCGGACGGCGGTGGCTTTGTCGCCTGAGGCGCATTTCCGGATCTTCCGGTTGGGTCAGTGGGTGGATGGGGCGGAGTCGTGGCTGGGTCCGGATGGCCGCAAGCTCTGGGACGACCTGGAGGACCCGTTCGAGTTCGTGTTGGGGGCGGAGACGTGGGTGGGGATCGATGTCGGGTTGAAGCGGGATTCGACGGCGGTGGTGACGATGCAACGCCGGCCGGACGGGCGTCTTCATGCGAAGTGCCGCCTGTGGGTGCCGTCGGCGTCTGAGCCGGTTGATGTCACCGATGTCATGCACTACCTGCGCCAACTGGACGCCGCGTACGACCTGGCGGAGGTTTCGTACGACCCCAGGTTCTTCGATGTGCCCGCGAAGATGCTCGAGGACGAGGGGTTGACGATGATCGAGGTCCCCCAGTCGGTGGAGTACATGACTCCGGCGGTGGGGTCGGCGTTCGAGATGATCAAGCGTGGCGAGCTCTCGCACGACGGGGATCCGGCGTTCGCGATGCATGTGCTGGATGCGGTGCCCCGGTTCAACGAGCGGGGTTTCACGCTGGCGAAGGGGAAGTCGAAGGGCCGTATCGACGCCGCGGTGGCTTTGTGTCTGGCTTCGGACCGGGTGTTGCGGTCCCGGGCTGCTCCGCCGGCGCCGGAGCCGTGGGCGGCGTTCGCGTGAACCGTGTCACCCGTGCCCTGATCGGGTTCCTGACTGGGTTGGTTCTTGTCATGGCTGGCGTGGTGCTGGGGTTCGTGTTCTCTGCGGTGGTCGGTGGGCTGCTGATCTCAGGTGGTGTCGCCGTGTCGGCTGTGTTCCTGCTTGCCTACGACATCGACCCGCCCCAGCGTGAGGCGACCCAGTGACCAGTTTGTTGCAGCATGCCCGTCGGGCGTTCGTGTGGCCGTACCCCACCCAGGGGTTTGAGTCGTTCAATTTCGGTGGCCAGCAGTATTTCGGGGTGTCGTCGGGTGGGGTGTCGACCCAGGACCGTGAACCGCCGCCGGCGGGGTTCGCTCAGATGGTCGATGGGCCGTTCCGGTCCAACGCCATCGTGTTCGCCTGCGAGCAGAAGCGGATTTCGGTGTTCTCTGAGGCCCGGTTCCTGTGGCGGGGCTTCAATCAGGGCCGCCCCGGGAAACTGTTCTCCACTGCGGAGCTCGACATTCTGGAGTCGCCGTGGGATCGGGGCACGACCAGTGACCTGCTGGCCGAGATCCTGGTCATGGCGGACATCGGCGGCAACGGCTACGTGGCTCGCACTCAGGAGCAACCGGATCGGTTGCGGGTCCTGCGCCCCGATTGGGTGACGATCGTCATGGGTGACTCGTCAGGGCGCCCCGTTCAGTCCGCTGCTCAGCTGGATGCGGAGATCATCGGGTTCATCTATGACCCGAAGGACAGTCGGACCGAACCGGAGGCGCTGCTCGCGTCGGAGGTGGCGCATTTCATTCCGCCTGGTTTGAGGGATCCGTTGGCCAGGTTCCGGGGGATGTCGTGGCTGACCCCGATCATCCGTGAGGTCCAGGCCGATCAGGCGGCCACGATGCACAAGCTGTCGTTCTTCGAGAACGGCGCCACCCCTCAGATGGTCGTGTCGTTCGATGCGGCGGTCACTGAGGATCAGTTCAAGGCGTTCGTCATGAAGATGGACGAGAGCCATAAGGGTTGGCAGAACGCCTACAAGACCCTCTACCTCGGCGGTGGGGCGACCCCGACGGTTGTTGGCAAGGATCTGCAGCAGCTCGACTTCTCGGCGACTCAGGGTAAGGGCGAAACCCGTATCGCTGCGGCGTCTGGTGTGCATCCGGTGCTGGTCCCGGTGTCGGAGGGGATGCAGGGTTCGTCGTTGAACGCCGGGAACTATGGGGCGGCGCGCCGGTCGACGGCGGATACGACGTTCCGGCCGTTGTGGCGGAACCTGTGCGGATCGCTTGCGGCCATCATCCCGCCGCCGTCGGGTGCCGAGCTCTGGTACGACGAGGCCAACATCCCGTTCCTGCGGGAAGACGCCGAGGCTGCAGCGAAGATCGTGCAGATCCAGGCGGAGACCATCACGAAGCTGGTTCGTGAGGGCTACACGCCCGAGTCGGCGTCAGCTGCGGTGATGGCCCAAGACCTCAGCCAGCTCGAGCACACCGGTCTCGTGTCCGTCCAGTTGCAGCCGCCCGGTCTTCTCGCTGCTGCACCGGCGCTTCCTAAGCCAGCGGCCCTACCAGTGGGCGTTTCGTCTAACGGGGGAGGGTCCTGATGGCCCAGATGACCACCGCATCGATCAACGACCTGCCCGATTCCAAGTTCGCGTACATCGAACCCGGCGGCAAGAAGGACGCCGCGGGTCGGACCATGCCCCGGTCGTTGCGCCACTTCCCGATCCACGACGCCGCGCATGTCCGCAACGCCCTGGCGCGGGCGCCTCAGTCACCGTTTGGAGCGAAGGCCATGCCCAAGATCAAGGCTGCCGCCCGCAAGTTCGGCATCGACGTCGCCGACGACGAGCGGGGCGACCACCTGATTGTTGACCACCGGTCCTACGTCCGGTCGTTTCCTCTCGAGGATGCCCGCATCCGTTCGGGTGACGGACGCACGGTTGAGGCGTACGCCGCGGTGTTCGACGTGCCGACCGTGGTCCGGGACCAGGACGGCCACTACAACGAGGTCATCGACCGGACGGCGTTCAACCGGGCGATTACCGACTCGGCCCCGCAAGGCAGTCGCACCACCTGGCGGGTCGGTGTGTTCTACAACCACGGCAGGACGATCTACGGCACCCCCTCCGAGCGGGGGTCGATGCCGATCGGGTCACCGCTCGAGATCAAGGCCGACAACCGCGGCCTGTTCACCGTCACCCGCTACAACCGGACCGAGCTCGCCGACGAGGTCCTGGAATCGATCCGGGAAGGCTCCTTGCCCGGCTACTCGTTCCAGGGCGCGTTCCGGCGCTCATCCGCGGTTGATGCCGCCGGTAAGGGACTGACCCGTGTCCCGCGGGGCGGGTTCCGGGCTGGCGCCGACGGCCAGCTGGTCACGGTCCGCCGCATGGAATCCAGCCTTAAGGAATATGGGCCCACCCCGTTCCCGTACTACGAGGCCGCTGAGGTGATCGGGATGCGTGCTGAGGACGCCGCACACCTGTTGAACGCCCTTGATGCCAACGAACGCTCGCAGCTGATCGAGCTGCTACGTGACGGCGCTCTGCTGGACGCTCCCGAAGAGGACTCGTCCGACGACTCGCCTGACCCCGACGCTCCCTCCGATGAGGGACTCGTCCCCGACGACTCGCCTGCCAACGAGGCTGAGCGCTCGAGCCGGGACTCAGAGATGGCACGACACGAGATCCTGCAGAAGATCGCTGCAGCGCGTCGTACCCGTCCGGGCCTAGCGCCCAGGAAGTGACGTCACAGTGAAGCTCAACGAAATTGTGGATCGGCAGCGTGCCATCGAACTCGAGCTCAAGCAGATCGAGGACGATCCCACCGCCGCCGACGAGAACGACGCCGACTACGTCGACACGCTCCTCGCCGAGTTCGACACCCTTGAGAAGCGGCGCCAGCCCCTCGCCGAGCGCGCCCAGAAGCTCAACCTGATCACCGCCGGCGCCAAGACTGACGACGGCATCGAATCGGGCGATAGCCGCGAGGCCCCGACCCAGGTGTACCGCAACCGCAAGGACCCGTTCGAGGACCTCGACGCGGTCCGTACCGGCATGGTGCGTGGCGCTGAGGTCCGGTCCCGTGCCCAGGACGCCATCGAGTGGGCGTCCCGGTCCCAGTGGGCCGATTTCCCTGACGATCACGCCGAGCGGGCCACTCAGCTCGCCGCCCAGAACTCGGGTGTCGCCAAGCACATCCTGATGACCGGCAGCCAGGAGTACTACGAGGCGTTCCGCTCGTACGTGTCGGACCCCGAGGGCATGGCCACCCGTGCCACCACCCTCGCCACCGGCTCACTTGGGTTCATGCTCCCGTTCGTCCTAGACCCCACCATCATCCTCACCAACGCCGGCAGCGCCAACCCCTACCGGCGTGTCTCGCGGGTGGTGCAGACCACGTCCAACACGTGGAACGGCGTCACCTCCGCCGGTGTCAACGCAGCGTTCGTCGGTGAGGCCGCGGCGTCCACCGACGCGTCGCCGACCGTCGGCCAGGTGCAGATCACCCCGCAGAAGGCGCACGCCTGGGTGTTCGGCTCGTTCGAGTCCCTCGAGGACTCGGACCTCGGCAACCAGCTCCCCAAGCTGTTCGCCGACGCCAAGGACCGGCTCGAAGAGTCAGTGTTCGCCACCGGCGCCGGCACCGGCGTCATCCCCCAGGGTGCGGTCACCGCAGCCACGACCGGCAACACCGCGGCGGCCACCGCCTACGCGGTCGCTGACGTGTACACGCTGCAGGGCCGTCTGACTCCGCGGTTCCGGTTCGGTCCCGGCGCGGCGTTCATGGCCAACCTGGTGTACCTGAACAAGACCCGCCAGTTCGACACCGCCGGCGGCTCCTCGTTCTGGGCCAACCTCGGTTCCGACACCCCCGAGCAGCTGCTCGGCAAGCCCATCTACGAGTCCTCGTCGATGTCGACCGCCACCGCCTCCGGTTCGAAGGTGCTGCTGTTCGGCGACTTCAACGAGTACATCATCGTGGACCGGGTCGGCATGTCCGTCATCTACGAGCCCATGGTCACCGGCACCGGCGCATCAGCCAACTTGCCAACCGGCCAGGCCGGCTGGTACTGCTTCTGGCGTGTCGGGGCTGCGGCGAGCACCGCGAACGCCTTGCAGGTGCTCACCATCCAGTAGTCGTTCCAACCACGGTCACAGAAGGGCAGGCTCCCGGGGTCCCGTTCCGGGTGTCCTGCCCTTCTGTCTCAACGGGAGACCCCCTCACACATGCATCCATCTATCATCAGCGTCTTCGAGAACGGCATCCTCACCGCCGACGACGTCCGCGGCCGCACCGTCCTTGAGGTCGGGGCCTGTGACGTCAACGGCAGTGTCCGGCCCATCATCGAAAACCTCGGCCCCGCCAGCTACTTGGGGGTCGATAACACCAACGGGCCCCGGGTCGACAAGGTCGCCGACTGCGGTGACCTCATCGCCACGTTCGGGTGGGGTGCGTTCGACGTCGTCGTATCCACCGAAATGCTCGAACATGTCGCCGACTGGCGGCGCTGCATCGCCAACCTCGCTGGCGTCACCGCCGAAGAGGGCCTGCTGGTCGTCACGACCCGGTCACCCGGCTACCCGTACCACGCCTTCCCCGAGGACTACTGGCGGTACACGCCCGATGTCCTCTCCGGGATCCTCACGGCGATCGGGCTCGACGTCATCGACTGCTTCCCCGATCCCGACGCCGGCATGCCCGGGGTGGTTGCCAAGGCCCGCAAACCGGTCGGATGGCAGATCCCCGCCGAGGCTTCGCTGCTTGCCCCTGCGATCCAGCCGGAACGGGCAGGGAACCGGCCCCTATCGATCCTAGGTCAGCCGCACGAGGCGGACGGGTCCGGGTACTACCGGTTCTACCTGCCGTACAAGCATCTGGCCCGCGGTGTCAACCACCGGATCATGCTCCCCGAGGCAGGCACCAAGTTCACGCCGAACAACGACGAGCTCGGCGACATCGACGTGATCGTCGGGCAACGGTTCATGGGTGCGCATGGCGTGAAGCTGTGGGACCTGTGGGCCGGCCGCGTCAAGCTGGTGTACGAGACCGACGACGACATGTTGCGCCCGGACCCGTCGAATTGGCTCGCCCACCTCCACGACGAGGCGGTCAGGGGCACCTACAAGCACTGTGTGCAGATCTCCGACCTGGTGACGGTGTCGACGGAGCCGTTGGCGGAGCAGATGCGCCAGTACAACCCGAACGTGGTGGTGCTCCCCAACTTCGTGCACGGCGACATGCTGTACCTAGACCGTCCCCGGCGGGATCGGGTGACGGTCGGCTGGTCGGGTGGCATGTCGCATCTGCGTGACTGGATGGAAGCCGCCGACCCGCTCCGCGACATCCTCGATTCGCACCCTAGTGTGGACATGCATTTCATCGGGCTCGACTACTCGCCGGTGCTACGGACGAACCGTGAATGCCGGTACACGCCGTGGAAGCCCGACGTGTGGGACTACTACCAGCTCATCGACTTCGACATCGGCCTCGCGCCCCTCGCCGACACGCCGTTCAATACCTGCAAGTCGAACATCAAGGCCCTCGAGTACATGGCGCTCGGCATCCCCGTCATCGCCTCGGACACTCCCGCTTACCGGGACCTCGTCGTCGACGGTGTCACCGGCTACCTCGTGCACGGCAAGGACGAGTGGCACGCCCGGCTCACCGACCTGATCAACGATGAGGCCATGCGCACCGAGATGGGCGCCAAGGGCCGGGAGGTCGCGTCCGGTTGGACGATCCAGCAGGGCTGGAAGCTGTGGCGTGACGCCTACGAAGCCGTCACCGGGTGGAAGGCGTGACGGACCCGATCGCTGCGAGTGTCGCCCGCTGGCGTGAACCCCACCGGCCCGCCTACCGCGGCATCTATACCCAGCAGCTCGAACCCGACCTGGAACGCTACGCCGAGGTCATCGCCGAGCTCGCGCCCCCGTTCGTCGTCGAAATCGGCCGAGCCGAAGGCGGAACCGCGGTATGGCTCGCCGACCACCTCGCTGACGCCAACCGTGACGGCGTCCTCGTCTCGATCGACATCCTCCCGCCGGCCAGGCTGCCTCCGACGCTCGCCAAAGTCGTCTACATCACCGCCAGCTCCACAGACGTCGAAGCCATCGCCGCCGCCCGTGATGTCGCTGTGGGTGGCCGCGGACTGGTCCTGCTCGACGGCGACCACTCCAGCGCCCAAGTCACCCGCGAGCTCGCCATCTACGCCGACATGGCGGCCTACCTGATCGTCGAAGACACGATCATGGGCGCCCTCGGTTACGACGACGGCCCCCATGTCGCTCTCGCCGACTGGCTTCCCGATCACCCCGAGTTCGTCCAGGACCCGGATCCGATCCTCACCCAGCACCCAGGTGGCTGGCTCAGAAGGAGGAACCCATGACGACCCTCATGCGCTGCCACACCGCCCACCATCAGGGCGACAACTTCGTGGCGGAGGGCACGATCCTGCCCGCCGGACACTCGCAGGCTGTCCCCGAGTTCTTCGAGGTCTATGAGATCGAGGACCCCAAGGTGGACATCGAGGCCCTTCAGGCCAAGGCCGAGGCCGCGGGCGTGAAGGTCGACAAGCGGTGGGGTGCCGACCGGCTCTACGAAGAGATCGCCGCTGCCCAGTCCAAGGGCTGATGATCACTTCCCGTGCCGTCGACCTCACTCCCGAGCAGCACTGGGTGTGCCCCAACTGCGTGCAGACGCAGGTGACCCGGGAGGCTCGACCTCACACGCCGTTCCATAACTGTGCGGGGCTTCGTGGCCTATCAGCACCGTTCGTGCCCGAGTCGATGGACTGCAAGGTCGAGGCTGTTGAACGAGGCGATTACGTGGGTCGGGAGCTCGTAACGCTGGACGGTGAGGCCCGGCCGGTGATGTCGATCGTGACGACCCGGGCTGATGGAAGCAATGACTGTGCGGTGCTCGCGCCGTGCGCTGGCGCCGTAGGAGGCAGCTGATATGGCTTGGGCCAATAGCTCGATCTTCCGGGCGTACGTCACGGACCTCGTCGAGGGCACGGTGGAAAACGCCGGTGCGACGTCGATGGACTGGTCCGGGGCCACGACCGTGAAGGCCGCGCTCTACAACAACACGACGGCACCCGACAACGACGTCACCTCCGCCAACACCGCCTACGCGGTGGGCCAGTGGGTGGTCGGTAACGAGGTCACGGACGGCACGAACTGGGACACCGCCGGCGAACCGGTCACGGGCCGGACAACCACGAACGCGGCGGACACGATCACGATGGACGCCACCGACACCCCCCAGTCGGGGGCGACGTGCACGCTCGCTAACGTGTTCGGCTGCCTCGTCTACTCCGACTCGATTACGACTCCGGTCGCCGACCAGGGCTACTGCTTCAACTACTTCGGTGGCTCCCAGTCGGTCACAGCGGGGAACTTCACAATCATCTGGAACGCCGCAGGCGTGCTGCGGTTCACCGTGACGGCGGCCTAGATGGACGCCTACTACGCGACTCCGCTGTCACCGTTCGCCCCGGCGATCGGCGCCAACTTCAACACGTTCACCACCAAGCAGGACGTGTCGCCGCTACCGCTGCCGATCCTCCCCGCGAACGCCTGCCGGCTCGGGACCTGCATCAAGATCGAAGCCGAGGGCGAATGGTCCGCCACCGGCACCCCCACCCTCGTCCTCGGCTTCTACTGCGGTATCCCCGGGGCTTCCGGTGGTGGCACGATCACCACAACGTTCGCCGAATCCGTCGCCTCCACCCTCTCGGCCAACACGAGCTTCCCGTGGCGGATGGAGTACCGCGGCAAGATCGTCACCATCGGCACCGCCGGATCCATCGTCGGCTCCGGGGACCTTGAGATGGGTACGTCGCTCTCGGCGATCACTTCGACCATGATCCCGATCACGTTGGCATTGCGCACGGTCGCGATCAACACGACGGTCGCCAACGCCATCGGCGTCTGTGCCACGTTCTCGGCTTCGTCCGCGTCGAACAACGTGAGGGTCTACCAGCTCACTGCCTCGCTGCTGAACTAAGGCGGGCCCGATGGCCGTCGCGATCCGCGGGACCACACCGGCCACTCTGATCCATAGCAGCGACTCGTCACCGCTGTCGATCACACTGTCCGGGTCCCGGCAACCCCAGTCCGGTGATGTTCTCATCATCGTCCACGGCAACAACTTCTTCACGCTGGGTGCCATGGCGACCCCGACCGTCGGTGGTTCCACCACTGGGGTCACGTCAATCACCAACGCCGACAACGGCACGGACAGCGCCCACATCAAATCGTGGTACTACGTCGTTGGATCGACCGGTGACCTCACCGTTGTCGAAGACGAGACCGGCGCCGCGGACGAAGACATCCTTCTCGCCGTCTACGTCCTCTCAGGGGTCGACACCGCTAACCCGATCGATGCTTCCGGCAACGCGGTCGCCACCGGCGCCTCCACTCACATTTGCCCGTCTGTTTCTCCTGCGAGCAGTGACGCCTTCCTGATCTGCCATACCAACATCGGTGGCGGTGCCAGCGTGGCGTCGTATACGCCGCCGGGTGGCATGACCGAGGCATACGACATCTCCACCGCATTCGGTGGATTCACCGGCGCCACCCAACAGTTATCCGCCTCGGGTGCAACCGGGACGAAGACTTTCACTCCGGCGACCGGCAACACCAACAACGCCGAAATCTCGATCGCAGTCAAGACAGGCGCCGCGGCAGCAGAGTCGTCCGCCTACTCGCCAGCGAGGCTTCCCGGTCGGATCGGCCCCGACCGCAAGGTCTTCCTCCCCAAGCCCCCGTTCGACACCAGCACGGTCTCCGTCGACGCCAACGTCGTAGCCGGTCTCGCTGACGGCACAGGTTCAGCCCTCCCAGCTATCGCCAGTGTCGCTCCGAACGCCGAGTCACCGACCGGTGCCGGTTCCGCCCTAACAGCCGTTATCAGTGTCAGGGCTCTGGCTGGGGTCGCCTCAGCGTCCGGTACAGCGCTCGCACCTGCTGGCGGCATCGGAGTCCTCGCCGGCTCGCCGACCGCTGCAGGTGAAGCCCCGCAGCCCACAGTTCAGACTGGCGCATCAACCAACGCCCCCGCGGGCCTAGCTGCCGCTACAGGCACCGCATTAGCCCCCACAGCGTCCATAGCTGCTCTCCCGGCAGCTCCGGTGGGTGCTGGTGCTGCGTTCGCAGGCACAGCGTCAATAGGTGCCCGCCCGAATACTCCGACTGCCGCGGGTTCATCTGACGGCACGACAGTCAGTACCTCAGCGAACACCAATGCCCCCGCGGGTCTGGCGTCCGCTACAGGCACCGCATTCGCCCCCAGGATCGCCGTAGCGCCCACTGCAGGGATCGCCAGCGGTGCAGGCGCAGCCAATCAGCCTGCGGCGCTGGTGCGGCCTACCGCTGGGGGTCCGACAGGTGCGGGCTCGGCGCTACAGCCCACAGTCCTGTTGGTCAAGACGGCGTTCGCCGGGTTGGCTTCCGGTTCCGGCTCGGCGAACGCCGCCACCATCCGCATCGCAGCACTCGCCGGTATCGCCACCGGGGTCGGTTCGGCGCCGCAACCGGTCGGTCAAGGCGAGCTGCCAGTCGAACCGATCAGCGACCCGCTCGAACTGGACGCCGTCGAAGCACCTTCCAAGCTGAATGCCGTCGAAGCCCCCACGTCGCTCAGATCCGTGGCCAACCCGACATCGCTCAGATCCGTGGACGAACCGCTCTCTCTCGAGGCCTTGGAGGACTGATGGCCCACATCGTCAAACGCGGCGACGCCAAAACCCTCCGCTGGGACCTCGGCCGCGACCTCACCCTCGTATCCACCGCCCGAGTCATCATCGCCCCATCACCGGGGGCGACACCCGCGGTCGACCGCGCTGGCGTCATCGACTCGCCAGCCACCGCCGGCATCGTCTCCTTGGGGCTCGTCGCCGGTGACTACGCCGTGAACAAGCTCGTAGCCGGCAACGAGTACTACGTCGAGATCGAAACCAGCCCGGGGCCGCTCACACACCCGGATACCGGCCTGTACGAGCGTCTGAGCGTCGTACAAGACCTCGGATGAACGGGAGCTCCTAGATGGTGTTCACGCCCTACGCGACCCCCACAGAGTTCAAGGATTGGATCAAGCTCAAGCCCAGTGACACGGTCGACGACAACGTCATTCTCGACATCCTCTTGGCGGTCACGGAATGGGTAGACGAATACACCGACCGGCACTTCTGGCGGGACGGCGTCACTGGCAGCGAGGTCGCCCGCACCTTCGCGTCGAACTGCGGGTTCGACGTCGCAATCGACGACCTCGTCCCCGGCAGCCTCACCACCCTCAAGACCGACGGCTCCGGTGACGGCGTCTTCGAAACAACGTGGTCAGCCTCGGACTATCAGCTCCTCCCGGTGAACCGGCCCTCAGGTGAGCCCTACACCAGCATCGAAGCCGTCGGGGGACTCACGTTCCCAACCCGGACGCACCGCCAGTCTCGAGCCAACCGGGTTGAGGTCACTGGCATCTGGGGCTGGCCCACGGTGCCACGCATGGTGAAACGGGCCTGTCTCATCCAAGCCAACCGGGAGCTGAAGCGCAACGTCTCCCCGGAAGGTGTCGCCGGGTTCGGGGAATTCGGGGCCATCCGCCTGTCCGGCAGCCTTGACCCGGACGTTGCACGGAACCTCATCCCGAAGCAACGCAACGCCGTGCTGGTCGCATGACAACACTCGCTCAGGTCCGTGACGGCATCGAAGCCCGCCTGGACACAATCGACGGGCTGCGGGTCTACGACTACATACCCGGCGACGTCAACTACCCCGCGGCAGCCATCTTCCCGCCGGTCCACAACGACTACCGGGACGACCAGGGATTCGGGTCCCACACCACCCGATGGGTCGTCATGCTGTTCGTTCCGGCCGTCGTCGACCGCCAACAGCTCGACCTGTACGACCTCCTGGACCGCACCGGCACGAAGTCGATCTTCGCTGCGATCGAGGCCGACCGGAAGTTGGGTGGGTTGGACGTGGATGCCCGGGTCATGTCCGCCGCCGACCCGTTGGACCTCGGTGAGATGGCCGGCGCCAAGACCTACCAGCGTGCCGTGATCGTCGAAGTCGTCATCAGCTAGGAGACCTTCTTGGCGAATTTCACCTACCAGTCGATCACCTACACCGGCACCGACATCACCTTCTCTGCGCCGACCGGTGGTGCGCTGGCGGACTCCCTCCCTCCCGATGCCCGCGGGTTCTTCTGGGTGAAGAACGCCGCGGCCGGTGGCACCATCACTGTCACCGTCCATGTCCCAGGCTCGGTGTTCGGGATCACCACCCCTGACGTCGCGGTTTCTATCCCAGACGGTGAGCAACGCATGATCGGCCCGTTCAGCCTCGATCTCGGGGACCCGGCGTTCCTCGGTGTGGTCGCCATGACGATCACGCCGAACGTCACCGGGGTTACGGCGGCCGGCGTCAAGGTCCCCTAGCCGTCGTGGCTCTCGCCTACCAGCAGGTCGGCTACGTGGGAGCCGACGTTACCTACACCGCAGCGGCCATCACCGCGGTCGCCGAGTCGTTCAACAAGGCGAACGGTGCTCTCGGCCCGGATCTCTCCTGGACCCGAGTTCCGTTCTTCACGCACGGCGTCCAGTTCCAGGTCAACGCCAACCAGTGCCGCCTCGCCGGCAGCACACCTGGCACGTTCGAGGACGCAGCCATTCCCTCGCCAACCGTCTCCACTCCGAACGTCACATACACGTTGAACGTGACGGCTCTGAGCCGCACGGGCACATCTGCCTTCGTGTGCGACGTCGGAGGGATAGTTAGATTCCAACTGCTCGACGGCGGCACCAACTACCGGGGATATGCGTTCGGGATCGGGCGCAGCTTCGACACCTTCATTCCAGGCGTTGACCTGTGGCACCTCGCCATGTTCCGAGTCAACCGCCTCGGCGACCAGACCCTCATCGCCTCGGACTTCGAGCTCCTCGCCAACGTCACCCTGCCCGGCACCCTGACATTCACAGCATCAGGCCCGGACATGTCCGCCACCTTCACCCACGCCGGCTCCGCGGGTCCCCTCACATTCGCTGTCAGCGACGGCGTCTACACCGACGGCTCCACCATTCTCGGCGGCAGCGTCGTCCTCAACAGCACCGACACCGCCTCGATCGACGTTGACGTCCTGTCGATCACCGGCGACGACGACAACATCACGCCCGACTCCCGCGGGTTCCTGTGGGTGAAGAACACGGACGTCTCATCCAAGACGGTCGATGTGACCGTCCCCGGGTTCACCAAGTCGGTCGTCAATCCCGACGTCTCCGTGACGGTCCCGGCGGGGCAGCAACGCATGATCGGCCCCTTGGCTCCTGAGCTCGCCATCGTCTCGGGTGGCCGTCCGCTGGTCGCCGTCAACTACTCGAATGTCACTGGTGTGTCCGCTGCGGCGGTCCGGGTCCCCTAGGAGACAACCGTATGGCTCTGCTCGCCACCCAGCAGATCAAGATCACCGGCCTCAACCCCACCTTCGCCGCCGCGGCGTCCAGCGACACCGTGGTTCCTGATGACCGGACGTTCGTCATCTACCTGAACACTGACGCTGCTACCCGCACTGTCGCCCTAGTCACCCCGGCGAAGCTCGACCAATTCGGCCAAGCGCTCCCCGATGTGTCGATGACGATCGCCGCGACGACCGGCATGGAAGTCATCGGTCCGATCACCCAGGACTTCGCCGACCCGGCCACCGGTCTGGCGACTGTCACCACGTCGGCTACCGCGAACGTCACCGTCGCCGCCATCCGCATCTAGGAGGACCCCGATGCCCCAGCGCATGTACCACCCCGACACCGGCCACGAAGCCGAAGTCATGAACGACGAGCAGGCCGCCATCTACGCCGAGTCGGGCTGGCTACCGGCCCCTGAGCCCGAGGAACCGGAACCCGGACATGCACCGGAACCGGTCCGGTACGCGCCGGTCGAGTCCAAGCCCGCGGCGAAGCGGACCTCGAAGACCGCCAAGGAATCGTCCGACTGAACCCTGGCCATCTGGCCACCCCAGCTAGTCAACCGAGCCGCCTGAAAGGGCGGCTCTCTCGCGTCCAGAGGAGTTACACCACCATGGCCAGGTACGCCAACGACGGCATGCTGAAGATCTACGTGGTCGCCACGATCTCCAGCATCGCCGCCCCCACCACCGCCGAACTCAACGCCGGCACCGCCATCACGAACTTCGTGACCAAGGACGGCCTCACGGTCCCGTCGAACCAGAACTACGTCGACAACTCCTCCCTGGCGGAGACGTTCGACGCACAGGTCGTCGGTTCGTTTGGTGGTGCGATCACCATGACCGGCATCCGGGACAACGCCACCGACACCTTCTGGAACCTGGTCGTGTACGGCACCAACACGCATCTGGTGGTGCGCCGCGGGTTCGCTACCGCTACCGCGTGGGCGGCTTCGGACAAGGTCGAGGTGTACCCGATCCAGTGGCATGAGCCGCTCCCGACGCAAACCGCGTCGAACGAGCAGAGCCGGTTCACCGCCGCCGCCGCCGTCCGGTCGCAGCCCAACCTCAAGGCCGTCGTCGCCTAGTGGCAGACACGCTGCACTCCCTCGAAGACCTGTCGCTCGAGGAACGCCTGGGGCTCTCATACTGCGCCCCGCGGGGCATCCCGCTATCAGTGTTCTTCGGGCGTGTCGTCGGACTCGGTGACCCGCAATGGACACAGCTGGACACTCAGGCGGCCGTGCTGTGGGAGATCGAGCAGAAGTCGCATTGTTCCGGGTGTGGACGCCCCCGGAACGAATGCCATGTCCCCGAGGACGAGGCCCCCGACTACGAGGTGATCTTGACGCGTTGCCGGGCCTGCGAGGCCCGGGACGCCAAGCTCAAGGAAATGCAGGAAGACGGCGGCTCCAACTCGGGGCTCTACCTCAGCGTCGTGAAGGTCAGCTAGGTGGGCACGTCACAGACCGGGGCACAGTTGGCGGCCAAGCTCGACAAGCTCGGCCGCGAGTTACGTGACGTCAAACGACCACTGAACGCCACAGCGCTCGAAGGCAAACGGATCTTCGCTGGGACGGCTGCCGCGGCGGGTGCGTCCCGGCTGGCCAGGGCCCGCTACGACATCCACGGCAACCAGGCAGTCATCCGGTACGCCGGAGCCAAAGCACACCTCGTCAACAGCCCAACCAAGGCACACCTGATCGTCCCCCGCTCAAGGAGCCGTCGGCGTGGCTCGAAGCGGGCGTTAACGATCAATGGCGACGTCCGGGCAACTGCCCACCACCCTGGCACCCGCGGCAAGCGATTCTTCGAAGCTGCCCGCACGATCTGCCAGACCGTGCTTCCCCGCGTCTACGGCCGCGAACAACTGACCGAACCGCTACGGAGGATCTTCTGAGTGACCGCTATCGAAGACATCAACGAAGGTGTCTACGACGGCCGGCTAGGCGACATTGTCGCCGCCGTGCTCACCCGGGCCTCCGACACCCTGATCACCTTGAACTGGCGGATCACCATTGACGGCGACACCTGGGATGCCGAGACCGTCACTCTCGCCGAACTGGGGTACGCCGAGAAACTCGCTGGCGCCTCGTATCTGGCGATCGATCCCACCCGCAACATGCGTCATCTGGTCGCGTTGATCGTCGCTCACTTCAAGGTGGTCGACGGACTCAAAGACGAGGCTGCTATTGAGAAGGCGGGGAAGTACACGGCCGCTGACCTCAAGGACATCGTCACTCTGTACGAGTCGGGGTCAGTGGGAAAAGGCTCTGGCGAGACGTCGACGGACTCGTGACGCTCGCCGTCCGAGTCTTCGGGTGGCTTCCTACGGTCGCTTACACCCAGCCCGCCGGGATCGTTGAACGGGCGCTCGCCCGCAATCAGTGACCCGTCAGAACCTAGCGAGGTGCGGTCCGTCGCCAATGGTGACAGCGAGGACGATCGCGAGGGCGACCATGGCTGCGATCACAAGCCAGCTGACGATGGTGGTTGACAGGGTTCCGTCCGTGTTCATGGCGTCACTATGCGCAGATCAGGAGCCCAAGTGCTAGTGCCCCACGTCACAACCGGTCAGATGGAGTGACCCCATGGCATTCACTGAGGCACTCCGCCTAGTCATCGACGCCGACACCCGCGGTGCAGTCCAAGGGCTCGAGAAGCTTGGCGCGACCGCGGACCGCGAGCTCAGCAAGTCCGAGCAGCGGCTTGACAAGTGGGGGAACCGACTCACCACGCTCGGCACCGGCATGGTGGCGTTCGGCGCAGCCGCGGTCGTCGGGCTTGGCGCCCTGGCCCGAGAGTCCGAAGAGGCCAACCTTTCCCAGGTCAAGCTTCAGAATACGATCAACAACATGCCGAAGCTCGCCGGGGCGACGGCATCGGAGTTCACGGACCTGGCCGACAGCATCCAGGACGTCACGGCAGCGGACGCGGACGCGATCGTCGAAGCCGAAGCGCTATTGGGCACGTTCAACCTGACCGCCCAAGAGATCAAGAACATCACCCCGCTGGTCGTCGACTACGCCCGCAAGTTCGGCGTCGACATGGCCGACGCAGCGGTGCAGGTCGGCAAGGCGTTGGACGGCCAGGTCGGGGCCCTTAAGCGCAACGGCGTCTCCATCGATGAGACGTTGTTCAAGACGGACCGTTACCGGGCCGTGCAAGAAGCCCTGTCCGATCAGGTTGGCGGGTTCGCTGAGGCTGAGGGGAAGACGTTCGCCGGCTCGTTGGAGCGGATGAAGAACGAGCTCGGTGACCTCGCCGAAGGTGTCGGCGGCGGCGCGGTGGATGCGTTCACGACGATGTTCGGTGCGGTTGACAAGGTCGCTGGTGCGTTCGAGTCGATCTCGCCGGGGGCACAGAACCTGATCGGTCAGGTTGCCACGTTCGGGGCCGTTGCCCTGCTTGCCGTGGGTGGAGTCACGACCCTCATCGGCCAAGTGATCAAGGCACGCATGGCCTTCATCGAAGCAGCTGCGGCGATGCGGGCCTACTCCGCCGCGTTCATAACGGTCGGCCAGGTCGGTGCCGTCGTCGGCATCCTGATCGGACTGCGGCAGGTGCTCGGCACGCTCGGCGACGAACTCGACCGTGCGGACTTGTCGAAGCTGGAGAACCAGCTCCTCGACCTTGCCCAAACGGGGAAGGTGTCAGGGGATGTCCTGAGCCGGGTGTTCGCCGACATCTTTGAGGGCGGTGGCTTGGAGGATCTGAGTCAGGGCCGTAAGGCGATCGATGATCTGGATGCCGCGCTTGCGAAGTTGGCTGCACGGGATCCGGAGGCTGCCGCGGAGGCGTTCAAGCAGATCGCTGAACGGGCCAAGGACGCAGGGCTCAGCACATCGCAGGTCAAGGGTGCGTTCGACGAGTACAACGCGACGCTGACCGAATCGGATACCGCTAACCGGACCACGGGTGAAGCGATCCAAGAGGTGACCGGGGCGATAGAGGAAGAGGGCGGCGCAGCGGACGGCACCGCGGAATCGGTGCGGGATATGACGTCGGCGATCGAGGATCACGCCAACGCTCTGCAAGCCCAGTTCGATCCGCTGTTCGGGATGATCTCAGCGCTGCAATCGCAGCGGGACGCTCAAGCCGATGTCGCTGAGGCTCAGCAGACGTTGAACGAGGCGTTGGCTGCGGGTGATCCGACGGCGATCACTGAGGCTCAGCAGGGTTACACGGATGCATTGAGCGGGGCACAAGAAGCCTTGTTCGGTGTGCAGCAGAAGCAGTTGGCTCTCAATGACGCCATCCGGAACGGTGACGTCAACCTCCAGGATGCTCAGACGCAGATGTTCAACTGGGCGATTCAGGCCGGGTTCACGGCCGATCAGGCACAGGTCATGGCCGGCCAGCTAGGCGGGGCAGCAGACGAAGCTCACAGGCTCGGGATGCAAGATCCGAACGTGGCTCTGTCGATCACTGGTGTGGGTGCCGTAACTGCCGACTTGGCCAACATTAAAGCCAGGGTCGACGCGATTCCGCGTAGCGTCAACATCGACATCATCTCCACCTTCAAGGAGTTCTTCGGCGGGTCCACGAGACAACGTCAGCACGGCGGTCCCGTGCGGGCCGGTGAGGCGTACATCGTTGGTGAGAAGCGCCCGGAGCTGTTCGTCCCGAACGAGAATGGGATGATCTGGCCGGCGCTCCCTAACGCGGTCTCCGCTGGTGGCGGTGGTGGTGGGGGTGTCATCGAGGTCCACTCGCACGTGTACTTGGATGGCCGCGAGGTGGCCGAGTCGATCCGCAAGGTCGTCCGGACGGACCATGGCGGCAACGCGCAGCGTGCTCTCGGGTACGACCGGTCGTGACCGGAGTCTCCCCCCGCACAGAGATGGCTCTAGGGCCGGATCTGGCTGCGGACCCGCTCTCGTGGACCTGGGTGAACATCACACACCCGACCCGTACCCAGAACGTGGTGATCCGCAGGGGTGCGTCAGGTGGCGCCAATGAGGTGCAACCCGGGACGATGTCGTTCCTGGTGGCGAACCCGGGTGGGATCCATACGCCGGGGCGGGCGGACTCGCCGTACTACCCGAACCTGAAGCGGGGGATGCCTGTCCGGGCCGTTCTCACGGGGCAGCGTGACCCGTACCTGGCGTTGACGGGTGAGGCGTCCTCGAGGGCGTCGACCCCGGATAACGCGGCCCTGGACATTGTCGGTGACCTGTCGGTGGCGGTGGAGTTTGAGTGTCCGTTGCGGGTGCCGCCGAACGAGACGTTCTGGGAGCTGGCCACGAAGTGGTCTGAGGCTGCGAACATGTCGTGGCGGCTCGTGCTCAGCTATGACGGTTCGCTGATCTTCCAGTGGACAACCGGCGGGACGGTGGCTACCAAGTTGACGTTCGCTGGCCGGCTGGGGGTACCCCGCCCCGATGCTGGGATCCTGACCGTCGGGTTCTACTTCGATGTCAACAACGGTGCCGCAGGCCGGGACATCTACTGGTACGTCGGCCGTGGCGCCACCATCGACCAGCTGATCGCCAGCCCGGCCACGTACCTGCAGCACCGGCAAACCGACACGGGTACGACGTCGATCTTCTCGGGTACGGCACCGGTAGAGATCGGCGACAACTCGGGGTCAACGGACAACAACCCCGCGGCGGGGAAGGTGCGTCGGGCGATCATCCGGTCTGGGACGATGGACGCCGGCACGATCGTCGCCAACCCCGTCTTCACCACCCAGAACGTGGGGGCGACGTCGTTCACCGATTCCGCTACCCGCGTGTGGACCGTCGTGTCGCCGGCGTCGATCATCGATGACCACGTCCGGATGATGGGCGAGCTGGTGTCGGCGTCGCCAACGTGGCCGGGTGGCCCCAACGACGACGCAGCAAGAGTCCAATGGGACGTACAGGGCCCGCTCAGCCGGCTACGGCAGGGCGTCAAGCCCGAGTTCTCCGCCCTCTACAACAAGATCGCTAACTCGTTCGTCTCCGGCAACCTGCTCGCTTATTGGCCGCTCGAGGACGGCGCCAACTCGATCTCCGGGTTCTCGCCAATCCAGGGTGTCCTACCTCTGCAGGTCTCTGGCACGGGGTGGGAGTGGGCGGCTGATAGCAGTAACCCGGCGTCTGCCCCCAACCCGCACGTGGAGGGGATCATCAATTTCCAGGGGCAGGTGCCGACGAGTCTGCGCACGATCGGTCAAACCCAGTTCCGTGTCGATGTCATGGTGAAGATTCCGACACCGAACGCGTCGCCGTCGAGTACCCGGGTGTTCGAGGTGCAGGGCACTGGGACGGTGAAGCGGTGGGGGTTCGTGGTCGACGACACGAACGTCGGGATCATCGGCGTCGACGCTTTCAACGGCGTTCTGGTGTCCACCGCGGCTGCGGTTAACGCCAACTTCTTCGGTCCGTGGTGCCTGTGGTCGTTCGACCTCACCCAGAACGGCGGCAACATCGACTGGTCACTGTCCGTTGTCCCGTCGACGACGGGTACGGCGACGGTCTACTCCGGGAGCTTGGCCGGGAACGTCAGCCGTTGCACCGGGGTCATGAACTGGTCAGGTTCGGCACCATCTAGCGGTGGGATCAGCTTCGGGCACATCGCCGTATCCCAGGGGCTCGGGCTCGGCTGGATCGCCCCCGCGGACACCGCCTACCGTGGTGAACCCGCTGGGCGCAGGTTCCACCGGTTGTGCCAGGAGAACGGCCTACAGCCTCTTGTGGACGGCGTCTATGGGCTGCATTGGGATGACGTGCAGACCGCCGGCGCCAAGCCCATGGGGGAACAGCGGCCTGGGACACTCCTGGGTCTGCTGGAGGAATGTGCGCTGGTGGAGAACGCCCGGATCGGCGAGTCCCGCGAGCTCCGCGGGTTGACGTTCCGATCCCAGCACGTCAACCAGTCGCCGGCCCTGACCATCACCTACGAGCTCGGCCACCCCTTCGTACCGGTCCTCGACAATCAGCAGCTTGTAAATGATGTCACCGTGTCTATGCCTGGTGGTACGTCGCACCGTGAGATCGACCAGGCGTCGATCGACGACTCTGACGTCTATGACGACACCCGCACCGTCAACACCGAAACCCCCTTGCAGTTACCGGATCTGGCGGGCTGGTGGCTGCATGAGGGGACGTGGCCGGGGATGCGTGTCCCTGTCCTGCGGGTCGAGCTCGGCCGCACCCCCGCCTTCTTTGATGCCTGGATGGCGACGAGTTTCGGTGACCTGATCCGGGCCGCTCAGCCACCCAACGGGTTCCCCGAATCTCCGCTCGACGTCCTGCTCGACGGCTACTTGGAGGAGCTCTCGAAGTTCCATTGGGGACTGTCGGTGAATGTGTCGCCGGCGGGGCCGTGGCAGGTCGGAGTTCGCAACAGCTCCACCCTCGGGATCCGTGACACCGGCGGTAGCGTCCTGAATTCGTCGTTCGCTGCGGGTACTGCCACGTCGATGTCGGTGGCGACGACGCTGGGCCCGCTGTGGGCTGTCACCGCCGCATCCAACTCGGCGTTGCCGTTCGATGTGAATGTGGGCGGCTATCGGATCACGGTGACGGCCATCGGTGCGGCGGCCGGTTCGGTGCAGACGTTCACGGTGTCGACAGCCATCGTCAACGGGCTACCGGCGCGGACGATCGCTGCTGGTAGTGCGGTGAGTGTGTGGCGCCCCGCCCGCAGAGCCTTCTAGGCGCCCGTCCTCGCCGCGGACTGGGCTCGAACCAGCGACCTTCCGCCCCATAGGCGGGTGCTCTACCCACTGAGCTACCGCGGCGAGGACGAGCTGGCAGCTGCGTACCAGAGATTCTAGGAGACCAATGAGCGCTCTAAGACATCTGCGCGCTCTATGGCGACTGATAAGGAGCCTGATGCCTGATCTGCTTGCCGGGACGATCGTCAACGCCCTGGACGTCACGCCCACGGTCGAGAACTTCCAGACCGGCCAGTTCACGTTCAACGCCACCACCTACGGCACCGACAACGACTCCGGCGCCTACGCGGACTGCGGCATCGCGTTCACCGCCCCCACCACCGGCCGGGTGGAAATCAAATTCGGGGGCAATGCGTTCAACGACACGGCCGCCCAGTTCACCGCCATATCTCCTGTTGTCCGCACCGGGTCGACCGTCGGTGCCGGCACCGTGTTCCAGGCTGCGAGCGATGACACCGCGGTGGTGAACACGGGCACGAACCCGGTGAATGTGAGCCGCACCGATCTCATCACCGGGCTGACCCCTGGCGACGTCTACAACGTGCGGCTCGAACACAGGGTGGGCGCCAACATCGGCACCCTCCTCCGCCGCTGGGTCGTCGTCACACCCGCCACCTGAGGAGGATCGATGGAGTGGATCCAGGGCAATGACGCGGGCGCGCAGCTGGCCCCTGTCCGCAAGCTGCTCCTACACACGACCGAAGGATCGTCGATCGAGGGTGCGGTCGCCGCGTATCAGACCAACAACTCGTGGCCGCATGAGACGGTCGATTACCGGTTCGGGTATGTGCCACGCCGGATGGGGCATCTGACCGCAGACCGGGCCGCCCGGTCGCTGAAGAACCGGTCGGGTGGTGTGGAGACTAACCGGGACGGCGTCTACCAGATCGAGGTGGTCGGGTTCTCTCAACGCCACAACGAGATCAACTGGGAGCGTCTAGCCCGGGAGATCCTGGGCCCGCTGTGCGTCCAGAACGGGATCCCTATCGTCTCCACGGTCACGTGGGTCGCTTACCCGGCGTCGTATGGCGAGCAGGCCGCTCAACGGCTCTCAGCGGGCGCCTGGGACACCTATGAGGGTTTCCTGGGGCATCAGCACGCGCCGGAAAACGACCATGGTGACCCGGGCGACATCCCCATCAACGCGATCCTGTCTGCAGCCAAGGAAGCTCTACCGAAACCCCCGCCCCCCCAGGAGGACGAGGACATGCCCTATTACATCCGCAACGGCGTGAACGGCGCCGCTTACAGGATCGGTGTCGGTGCCCCTGTACACCAGCAGAGCATCAGCGCATATCAGGCCGACCTCAAGGTGTTCAAGCAGATCGACTATTCCAACGGCGCCGACTGCGACGCCCACCTCGCTGCCGCCACCACCGAATGGTCACTCAAGGCCGGCATGGCGGAGGATACCGAGGCCATCCTCGCCGAGCTGACCGGCGTCGCCGTGGCTGACACGGTCACGGATCCTGATCCTTCCTGAGATGGATGAGGCCCCTCCAGGTGAACAGTGACCGGCCGGGAACGCACACTCGGCGAGGTCGCCGAGGACCTCGAGCGTCTCACCCGGCAGGTCGAACGGATCACCGACCGTCTTGAGCACCTGCCATTCGTGCGAGCAGACCTTCACAACGAACAGGTTAACAACCTGCGCTCGGATATCTCTGGGCTCCGCACGATGCTCATGTGGGTGCTCGGGATCCTCGCGTCAGTGATGATTTCCGCTGTGGTGATGGGCATCACAGCAGTTGCCCAGGGGCGACTCTGATGGAACCAACCCCGCGTTTCCCCCGCCCACCCGTCTGGTTCTGGGTCGCCGTGATCGCCGGCGCTATCGCCACCAGTCTCGTGGCGATGCTCGCGTTCCGTGGTGTGGATCGGGCGTCGGCGAACGAGGACCGCATCGCCGCCCTCGAAGCCTCAGCGACAGCGCTAGCCGAGCAGGTCGAATCTTTGGGTGGGGAACCGGTGGTCACCCCGGAGGAGATCGGCGGCAACGTCGTACCGGTCCCCGGCCCCGCGGGGCCGGAAGGACCCCAAGGAAAGACCGGTCCCCCAGGGGACCCCGGGCCTGTTGGTCCGATGGGTCCGCCTGGTGAGATCGGCGCCACTGGAGCTACGGGTGACACGGGGGCTACTGGTGCGACCGGATCCGAGGGTGATCCGGGGGAGCCGGGTGCCCCTGGGACGGAGGGTCCTGCTGGTGCCCCAGGCCCTCCCGGTAGTGGCCCTACGTCGTTCACATTCCAGTTCCGGGAGGTCACGTTCGTGTGCACCGACCCGGAGGGCGACGGGACGTACGACTGTCATCCGGATGTTCCACCCCCGGCTGAGCCGTGATCGTTCTCGGTTCGCTGCTCATCACGCTGGGGGTGTTGTTGATGGCTTGGGGGGTGTCGGAGTGGCGGGCCCGTGATTACGAGGCCCGTATCGCTATCGAGGATGCGTTCCGTACCGCCCACTACCGGGTGCTACAGGGCCGCATCCATGTCCTGTGCCGTTACCCCGGCGCCAAACCCGTCAGGAGAACACGTTGCCCGCCCGGTCCATCACCCGTGCCCTCGCGGCCCTAACCCTGCTCATCGGCTTCGCTCTAGCGGCCCCGGCCGGCGCCGAGCCGCCCCCTACCACCCTGTCCGGGACCTTGCAACGGCTCCCGAGCTCGACCTCTGCGTACTACCTGCCTGCCGGCCAGCCCCTCACCCTGTCGACCGGCACCTGCCGGGCCACGTTCCGTTATGGCCAGTTCGGCACGGTCGCTTTCGCTCGGGTGACGCTCGAGAACAACGGCTGCCTCACGGGCACCGGGGTCCAGGTGTACGGGTGGGGTGTCCAGTCGCACCGCTGCACGTTCATCAACGCCAACCAGTTCGCCGACTGCGCGATCGCTGACGGGGGGGCGACGGTCCAGGCGACCGTGTCGTCGACGCTGATTGGTGGGGCGTGGAAGGAGTGCTGGTATGCGCCGTCGCTGGGCGGGTGTTGGGCCGACTGGCTCGAACACACCCCCTTCTAACCCTCGATCCCCCTTTCAAGGAGAACAACAGAAGTGACCGTTCTACGCAAGGTGTCCAAAGCCCTAAGCGCCGGCATCGGCGCC